TCCGTATTCGGAATATGGTTGCTCTTGAGGATACGAACACCAGCAACCGAGACGATCTCGCCCGCAGCAATAGAACCATTGCCTTCGGGGTTGTAGTCACGATTGATTGCATCCTGATTCTCAGCAATCAACTTGTAATATTCCGACGGAGGAAGAACGGCAACACGACCCTCAGTGGGGACATTTTTGCCATCCATGAGTTCTGCCATCTTAAAGAGGGACTGAACCCAGTCATCACCATCGACAGTACCATCATTGTCGCCACCACCGCTGACTTGACCAGCACCCGCTGCGTCTGCTGCGGAGCCGTCTACGAGAATCTGGCAACCAACATACGGACTAGCGATAACTGCTGCTGTAGAGCCATTTGAAGTACCGAACCTATCGGTGGTTTTTCTAGCACCAGCGATAAGTGTACGAATGAGGTTCTTATCTGCGGCATAGGCCAATTGGCGGCCAATTTCCGTAGAATAAATCGAACGAACCTCATAATGGTTTTTGGCCTCATCAATATCAGCGAGGAACGCTGAAGAGGTCAGGACACCATCAATGGAGATGACTTTCTCTGCGTGAGGAATTTGAGATGCGTAGGTGTTAGATCCATCTACACTTTCGTCAGCAAAGAGACTGTCACCGGGAGTGTGATACACAGCAGATGCAACGCCAGTGACCGGGAACTGAGCGGACTTACCGCTACTAATTGTCCGAACACGGTGGAGCGGCATCATCAAGTTGTTCTCTTCAAAGGTAGTGAGAACTTCCCCACTGAACACCTTTAGGAAGAGAGCATCTACATCGCCAGTCAGGTTTGATTGACCTAGACGTGACGGTTCTACGCCATAATAAGCCATTTTCATGACTCCTATAAAAGTTAAAACTAGAGACAGGATGACGTGTCTCTGGCAACTAAGAAGTCACAGTTATCCACCGCAGTGGGCCGGGATTTAGGTATCCTCGACCGTCATCAATGCCTGCAAACAATGCAGGACTTTGGTCTGTTTACTTAGGAAGGAACTTGGAGGCAGTAGCCTTAATCAGGGAAACCACGGTGGCCCCAGTAAGGTGTCCAAATACGAACGCTATAACCCACGATCCGACCAACGCTGAGATATTTGAGAAGAATTCAGTCACTACACTGTTCCTTGTTCATTAACTGTCTCACTGTTATGTATGCCCAGCCAAGGCTGACGCATCCTGACGCGACAAGCGCAGGTACTAAGATCCAACTTAAGTAGTTTGCAATGGCGAAGTTAAGGACTACTAGGCATACCCCTATGGCAATCGCCCTCAGTCCCATAGAACCCTTAGTAACCACCAGAGCGGCTACTCCAGCCAGCGTACAGACGCCTCCAACCCAAGAGAGCATCGCCAGCCCTCCATTGGTACTCTCCGCAATAGCGGCTACCTGATCGACTACAGGAGTCCTATTCGGAGTGAATACCCCCCGCATCGCCTTACATCCTGTTAGGAGAAGCAAACTAGAGAATATTAGAGTTCGCAAGGCGATTCTCGATATCTTTGCGGTACGCAGGATCTCTGGTATACCTAGGGTCTTTCATCGCCTGAGTGAGTTCTGCGGTCGATCTAAAGCCTCCGCTGGCTCCTGTGTACCCTGTGTCCCCCTGAATAAGGGGCGCGCCCGGAGTCATGGCTCCTGTGGCTGTCTGCCACCGCCCAGCCAAACTACGGACTGCAAACATCATCTGATCTGTGGTCCCGTTCACCACAGCCTCATTGAACGCGCCCTGTTCCCCCTCAGGGATGCTAGACTTCGCCCACTCAATCATCTCACCATAGTTGTCTTCCCCACCGACCTCGCTGTAGATGGTATTGAAGTGGGCACTGAGAATAGCCTTCTGCCCCTCGATATAGCCATCAATCATCTCTCGTGGGAGGCCCCACTCTGACTCTACCTTGGCGCGAGACTCCTCTGAGATGTCTCCGGTCTCAGCAAACTCCTGATTAAATGCAGTGAGGTCATCCAGTGACCGTACACCATCACGCTCCGGCAGCGTCTCGCCATCCTCCCCTTGCTGGGCCTGCGTGTACTGTGCTTCGAGATCAGAGTAAGCCTTAGCCAGATCTTCGGGAGTTCCGAACTTCTCTGGTAGCCACTCAGGACGCTCCTCGTCGAGGATTTCGTCTTCTCTCTCCTCCTCCACAGCGACCCGCTCCTCTTGATCCGCATCCTGAGTGTCTGACTCCGCTTGAAGTTGCTGGACATCTTCCTCTGAAAAGGGACCGTCCTCTTCGCCTCTTCCAACTTCCACTTTTTGATAATCAGACATTCTGTTGCTCCGTCTGCTGCTGCATTTGCTGGGCTACGGCGTCCGCCGCATTGGGCGCGACCTGCTGTGCCATTGCCTGCATTTGCTGTTGTTGCATTTGCATTTGAATTTCTTCTTCGGACTTCACAAGACCTTGTGTATCTATGCCGAGAGCCGCTGCTCTACGAGTCATATACTCACGCATATTAATGTATTGATTGAGAGTTTCGGGTCCAAGAATCTGAGAAATACCAGAAAGATATATATCCAGACGATTAAGGTCGTTTCCACGCCCTAAAGCCTCTATTCCAGTGATAATTGTCGGTGTTACCTTATCCTTCGGAATCTTGGGCAGTTTCTTCTTCTTAGCCATCCTGTCCATCAGCCTCTGGACTAGCGGTAACTGGAATTCCTGACTAAGGACTGAGTAGATTCCTCCAAGTTGCCTCTCTATAGACTGCGTAACGAGCCTTACTTCTTCCGCCGTGACCCGATCCGCATTACGTATAGTTGATTCCGTAAGGAGAAAAGCGTATGACAGCCGATCATTAATTTGCTGCATCGCATTGAGTGCGATACCGAAATCTTGGGCTTTACCACTCTGAAGAACACTAACATCTGCGGCACTCCCTTCTCGTATTGCACCATTCGGAGACTCCGCTAGAGTCTTCGCTCTGGTAGTTCCATTAGGATTGACAAGAAATAACACTTTAGAGGCAGCGGCTGCGCCTTCGACAATAGCCTTGGTGAGTCCCTCCAGTGACTGTAGGTCTCCGTAATACTGCTCAACGTAACCTCTCCCGTATGATTCTCCGTCAACCCTGAGCATCCTGAGTGCGATGAACGGAGCGCGGTCAGCCGGGTAAGTCTTCGTAGTTTCCTCTACAATCTTTCCTTGAACCTCTTGGATTATAGATACAGTCTTATCGTCCACCATCTCCTGCTTAGTGTAGATGTCCGCAGTATCCTCATATTCCGCTAGGTTTGACTGGACATAAGCCCTGATCTCAGGAGGCAGCATGGCGGGGGCCACACACTCTTTGATAATGATGCACCTAGCGTTGCCTGATGGGTCGCGTTTAACCACATAGCGATCCAAGTGGATAACCCGCATGGGACCGTCATCGGCTAAATAGAGGAGTGCATTCCCGGTAACGACAATGTGCCGCAGGGCCTCGAAGGTTGACACGCGAATATTGTGGGCTTCTATCTCCCTAGAGACTGCCCGTTCCATATCAGCAAGGGCTGTTTCTACTTCTGTCTTGATGCGAGGATCAATAGCATCCATCTTCCTAGCCTCTGCCTCATCGAGTACCAGCCTGAAGAAAGGCGCATTCGGAGGCAGCAGGCTAAGGAGTAAGGCTGAGGACAGGTTATTGACGCCTCTAGCCCCTGTAGACTGGTAGGGCGTGGGGAACTTTTGAGAAGCGTTCGCACCTTCCTCCGCCATGATTGTCGGCACTGTTAATCGAGCCGACTGTCTAGCGCGGGAAAGGTAGGAGTGACGCTGCGTCTCAAACTGAGAATACAGCCCAGCAATAGTACCTTGGTTATTTGGCATCAGTAGTTAACACTCCCACCACCCCCTGTACTCAGGGGAATAGTGAACCTTTTCTTACCTGAAACTGCTCCAGCAGAAGACCTGCGACGAGAAGCCATTGTCTGAGCCCTTTTCTGAGGGTTCTGTTCAGGGTCGATCCGCGCAAGAGTAGGAGGTGCGGACACCGTTACCCGCTGAGGCTGGGGCGGTGCGGCAGCAACTGGCGGCGGGGGCGGCAGTTGCATCACAGGCGCAGTTCGTCCGAAAAAGCACATATATCACTCCTTACTGCCCAATTGTATTTCACGCTGATCAATAAAGACTTGATTAAGAAACCGTATGACTGAACGCTGTCCAGATGCGAACCATACAGTCTTTTCTTCCCATTGAATATCAGCGGACATCTCAGGCCATCTATTGTTTAACTCTTTAAGAAGATCCTCAGGGATCGGTGGAAATGGAATTGTATCGCTTTTCATTCCTTATAGTCATCCTTATCGTTAATAGGGTTAAAATCAAGGGTTCCACAGTCGAACCTTCTTTCCGCTCACGTTGTACTCTCCCCACCGCAAGATCCTAGCGACCCGTGCTTGCGTTAGAGCGTCCTCCTCTTCGAGTCCTGCGGATGCATACGCTTCTACTACCGAATCCCAGCAGGGACGCTCTAGGACTCTCTCAGCCCTCTTAGGGCCTATTCCGGGGCATCCTGAGTAGCCATCTACAGCGTCCCCTGTAAGCGTCTGAAATAGGTGGTTGTAATCAGCCTGATCCTTAGAGACCTCGATTACGCCTCTGTCTGGATTACCGGGATCGAAATGCAGGCCGGGTACAGTCTTTAGGTCTTTATCAATGGTAACAACAATCTTCTCCCCCTTGATACGGCCTAATCCGGGCATCCCTGCCATAAGACCAAGGACATCGTCGGCTTCCAAATCAGTGATCTCAAATGTCCTGTAAGCAGTCCTGCAATACTCCTTAAGTTCATGGAATACGAGGGGTTTACGCTTCCTTTTCCTGTTGTGCTTGTATGTGGGGAGTACAGTCTTCCTCCAGTTATCGCTGCCTGAGAAAGCGACGACAACTCTATCGGCTCCCAGTCGAACAAAGTTATCAGATATCCAGCAGTCAAACCTCTGACACGCTTCCCTGAAATCAGAGTGGAGAGTCCACATGTCATCACCCCAGTGAATGGGGGTCTCACATGCTAGAGTGACCTCATAAAGAACGATATCGCCATCAATTAGAATAGTTCTCATCCGGTGCGCCTCCTGCTTGTATCGCAAGCCTTCCTAGTTCAACCAAACCTACGCAGGCATGGTAAGAGCCAGAGAATGATATAGTCAAGTCCTCTGTTTGCTGTGTGCGTTTAGCGGCCCCAATAAATACCATCTCATCGAACCTATGCTGAAGTTCCTTAAGCATGTCCTCTGATGGTACAAATTTTAAGTCCATTACTGCAATCTTTTTAGAGAACTTACCCGCCGCTTAAGTGCTGTTCTCATAGCGGAGTTGGAGGGGTAGTACAGGGACCGAGTAAGCAGGTGCGCCTGCTCTTTCTTGTCCACAAGATATTGTGCAATAGCCTTACACACATTCAAGGCATTTTGCCCATATATCCGCCATCTAAAAACGACGTTACCCCTGCTCGTCTTCCTATTCAGAGCGACACAATTGCCCCCGAATATCCGGTTCATCTCTGCGATCACACCGGGCGTGATTGACTCGACTGTAATATAAGGAGTATTGGTTAGAGAGAAGCAGCCTTCTCCATCTAACAGGCCAGCAGCCCACGCTAGGTCAGTGGGTTTTGGCCCAGTTGCTTCCGATTCGGTAGTTCCCATCGAGTGGACAACGAAATCCGAGAGATTTTCCAGCGTCTCGTATTGAGTCCACTGAAATCCGCCCAACGTAGTCCGCGAGGTCCGGTTTGCATTGGAACTGGATTTCGTCATGGATGTGTCCAACCTGCAACACATCGTCCGTCCATCCCGCATCGGTTATCCGCTGGTGTATCAGACATGTAGCCTCCTTCATGGCTATGGCTCCGGCGGATTGTAACAGAGTATTCAGCGCACTGTGAGGAGAACGTACTTTTAGTTTTCTTCCGTCAATACCAGTGAGGTAATCTTGCGTCTTAAGTCGCCTCTGGACCCCCTCTTGTATCTTCTTGAGTGCAGGCATTTCCCGAAAGAATCTATTTTTCAACGTCCTCCCTGCCATGAAGTCCCCGTCAATTATAGATCCCAACTTGGCTTCGCCCGCACCGTATATAAGAGCGTATATAAATGTCTTTGCCTTGTCTCGATCAGGGAGACCAGCAGCCTCCTGATTAGTGGTATGAACATCTCCGTTGAGGATCGCTTCGGTATAGCGACCTCCATCAAAAGGGTAGGTGTAGTGAGCCAAGCACCTGAGTTCCAGTCCGCTTGCGTCCACACCGACGAGGACGTAGCCTTCTGTGGCTATGAACAGGCTGCGGCACTCCTCCCCCCAAGGAGCCCCGACGCGAGGCACTTGAGCCATGTTTGGACTGCTGTGAGTACACCTAGAAGTCACTGCTCCGCAGGGGTTAATACGACCGTGTATCCGCCCAGCCTCCTCCATCTTTAACCACGCATTTCTGCCATCAGCGACCTGACCCAGCCTCTTTGAAATCGTCAAATATGAGATGATTGATTGAATTTCAGGATACTTGAGGTCACTAAGGACAGACTCATCCACCTTCGGCCTCCCGTCAGCAGTGAACTCCTGTGGAGCCCACCCGTGCTTCGCCTTAAGTCCGTCAGCGATCTGGACGCGAGAGCCGGGGTTGAAGGGGACCACCTTAACCCTCAGTTCCCCGTTCATAAGCCTCTTCCTACTGCTGATCGGAGCATCCTGCTTCCTGACGAACCTCTCTTTGGTTACTGGGTCTTCGTAATAAGCGGGGGTTTTCATTGTGACTGTCTGAGAAGGGAACTCCTCTTGCAACTGCTTCTTGAGTCGTATTTGATCACTGAGGAGAGAGGTGTGGAGTTCCTTAGCCGCGCTTACGTCGAAACCGAATCCGTTTCTCTCTTGTTGTGAGACGATGGCCGCGAATTCGTGTTCCAGCATTGTAGGGTGGTCGGGAGGGTTCTCCTCCTGAATCCTATTCCACAGAGCCTGAGTAACTCTGACATCTTGACAGCAATATTCTCCCATCTCATCCGTATAAGCATCAAAAGAAATCGCAGAGTCTGCGAATTCCTGCTTAAGCACTCCAAGGCGTATCCCCCACGACTTTAGAGAGTGCCTGCCAATCAGGTTCCTAGGAAAGTCAGGAATTTGCCAGTCCTCATTCTGAATGTCAGGCCACAGCATCCTAGACAGGATGAGGGTATCCCTGATCTTGCCTTCTGGCTCCCACTCAGGGTGCAACTTCTGAATTGCCCTTACATCAAAGTCCTGAATATTGTGTCCGACAATAACGTCAGCAACACGGAGCCTTTCCAGAGCCTCTTCAATAGGAACTAATTCAGACTCTCCATCAGGGGTCGCAATTGCTATGCAGTGAATAGTCTTCAGCCCAAGAAGAGTCCTGAAGTTCGTAATCGCATTCGTCTCAATATCAAATATCAGCGTGTTCATTCCTATACTCCGGGTACGTCTACTAGATCTGGAGAAACCCACTCACTCAGCCGTCCAGAGTCAGCATCGTATTCTAGGGTTGTTGTGATTCCTGTCTCGCCAGCATAGCGATTTTTCAGAACCCGTAGC